CACAATCGTGTGGGCGGCGTTACATTAGGCAATACCAATGAGGCTATTGTTAGAGGATGCTCTTTAACATTTAACGGCAACGACCCTGATGGTGGTACAGGGTATGGTTTTGCAGCTTGGGCGGCGTGTGAACCTATTGACACTTTAGTAGATGGGAACCAAGCAAACGACAATTACCGAAAAGGAATTGATTTCCACGCTGGTTTAAACGGCATTGTTTCTAATAACGTATGCGCTCGTAATCGTATTTATGGTATTTATGTAATGAGCAACCGAGGCGCATTTACCATTTCAAATAACCTTGTTACCGAAATGACCGGCCCCAATCCTTTTAACTTAGCCATTTATGGCATTCGTGTTGGTGGGCTTGTTGGTCAAGGCCTTTCCGAAATACCTACATCGTATGTTTTAGATGGGAATGTTATTAATGAGTTTAACCTAACTTCTGGTGTTGATGGATTCCCATTGGCTGATGCAATGACTGGGTGTTCGTATGGTAGTTTGACTATTTCAAATAATATAATTGATGTCGGCTCCGTAGGAGCAATCCATAATAGCGCGGCTAACGCTGGTATTGGACCTGATGGTAATTATTATGACGTAAACTTTTCTAACAATCAGATATACGCAAAGTCTTGCACACAAACACTACAGCCTATTTTATTTCGTGGAAGTAATAACAGACAAAAAATCTTTTGTAACAACAATGTTAATATTGCTAATGTTACTGGCACGAGTGGCATCGTTGCCCATGCTGTTACATCCATTACAAACCGTTGTTTTATTGCGAACGGCAATAACATTGTTGCCCCAGATTCTGGTTGGTCATCTATTAACGAGCCAATCCAAGTGCGCCGAGTCACAAGCGAAACGCAGACTGGCAACATAGTAAACGGCGTGGCTTGGCGTGATTGGGATGGGTATAAATTTATATTTTTTACAAGCGCAGCCGCTCCAACGACAAATTTTTGGAGTCAAGGTTCTATTGTTTGGAAAAACAATGTGGCGGCATTAGGTACGCCAGGTTATATTTCCACCACGGCTGGTACGCCAGGAACGTGGTCGGCTATGGCTAGTTTGGTTTAATTAGCTAAGGAAAAATAATGGCAACATTTTATTGGGTCGGCGGTTCTGGAACTTGGAATGCTACAGACACTACAAACTGGGCTAGTTCATCTGGCGGTGCTGGTGGTGCTGGTGTACCTACGTCTACTGACAATGTAATATTTGATTCTTTGTCTAACGCAACAGCATACACAGTAACATTAGGGACTAACGCTGTTTGTGAGGACTTAACTGCTGCTGGCCCACTTGCGGGAAATGTTACCTTTTCTTTAGGCGCTACCGCAGTAATTAACTGCCACGGTTCAATGACTTTACCAGCAACAGGGCTTACTTGGACTGGAACAGCGGGGGCAAACCTAGTATTTAGAGCTACAGTCACAGGAAAAACAGTTACTACAAATGGCGTATCTCTAACGAATACAGCCATTACCTTTGATGGCGTTGGTGGTGGATGGACTCTTGGAAGTGCTTTCACCCACACAGGGAATACTTTTTTTGTTACCAATGGAAGTTTTGATACTGGAAACTTTAATTTAACTACCCCTAACTTTTTTTCTACTAATTCTAATATACGAAGTATTGCATTAGGTTCTTCAACTGTTAATATAAGTGGAACTACTGCAGTCAATTTTTCAATTACAACTAATTTAACCTTTAATGCTGGCACATCGTCTATTGTTTGCGCTGGAGCGGCTTCAACACTTAATGGTGGTGGGCTAACTTTCTATAATGTATCGTTTACAAGCGCTGCTGCTGGAACAACCACAATTAATGGTGCAAATACATTTAATAATGTGACACAGACAAGTAGAAATGCCGATGGAGTTAGGCAAATGGTTTTAAGCGATAACCAAATTGTCAATGGAACGCTTACATTAGGGGCTGCAAATACAGCGGTTCGTAGAATTCAAATTTTTTCTAATATTTCTGGGGCTCAAAGAACTATTACATTAAATGGCACACTAGCAACATTATCAGATGTTTCTTTTAAAGATATTAATGCTGCTGGAACTGTATCTACACCATGGACTGGTACTCGTATTGGTAATGGTTTAGGTAACTCAAATATTACTTTTGATGCCCCAAAGACTGTTTATTGGAATTTAGCCGGATCGCAAAATTGGTCTGCCGTAGGATGGGCAACAACTAATAATGGAATTCCAGCCGTAAATAACTTTCCTTTACCACAAGACGCAGCGGTATTTACTGAGGCTGGCTCTGCTGGAACAGTAACAATTAATGGCGCTTGGTGGATTGGAAATCTTCAAATGGCTGACGGCGTATCTAATCGAACAACAGCATTTACACTAGCAACAGGTACAAATACAATTGCTTTTTTTGGTAATGTAACTTTATTTAGCAATTTAACCTTAACTGGAACTGGGTCTTTAACTTTATCTGGTCAAGGAATTACACAAACTATTACATCTGCTGCTGTAACATTTACCCAACTACTAACAGTCGATTGCCCAGCTAGCACGGTTCAGCTACAAGACAACCTGACAATGGATTCTGCTCGTACCTTTACGCTAACGGCTGGTACGTTAGATTTATCTAGCGGCAATCGCACATTAAGCACGGGGTTATTTAGCTCATCAAACAGCAACACAAGGGCTATATTATTTGGTACGGGCAATATTACACTGACGGGTAATGCTGCAACTATATGGAATTTTGTAACTGCAACAGGATTTACATACACGGGTACGCCAACTGTAAATTCTACTTATGTAGGGTCTGTTGGAACTAGAAACATTTTTCACGGCTCTACAGCAGGGGCAACAGAAACAAACACACCTAGTTTTTATGTAAGTGCTGGCGCAGGTGTTATTGATGTATCTAACGCTAAAACATTAGATACAACTGGTTTTAGTGGTTCTTTAGCTAGTAGAGCTAGAACTATTTATGAAAATTTAATTTTTGCTAGTGGAATGACTACCGCTTCTGGTACAACTATAACCACTTTTGGGGCTACTTCAGGCACTCAATTAGTTACTTTTAACGGCGTAACAATAGATTTTCAACTTACTGTAAACGGCGTTGGCGGGATTGTGGCGTTTCAAGATGCTTTAACTATGGCCGCTTCTCGTATATTAACTATTATTAACGGTACACTCCAACTTAAAAACGGTGTAACTTCTACCGTTGGTTCGTTTGTTACATCTAACACAAACCAAAAGTTTTTACAATCAACCACACTTGGCTCACAAGCTACTTTGTCGCAGGCATCAGGTACAGTGGATGTAACCTGCTTAACTATTCGAGATATTAACGCCACGGGCGGCGCAACGTGGAACGCTTTTACAAATCAGTTGAACATTGACGCAGGCAACAATGACGGCTGGGATTTTGGTATTTCGCCCGTTGTGGGCGGCGCAGAATATACTTACGCATTGCGATCATTCACCCAACCTCGGAGATTTTGAAATGACAATGAATCTTAAAGCCGTAACAACCTGTTTCGGCTACCAACAAATTACCGTGGACAGTTCTAAGGGCTTAACAGTTCCAGTTAACGCGCCAGATGGATTAAACGCCAGACCTGTTTTTGCGCTTATCGTAGCCGAAGGCGCTGCTGTTCGTTGGCGCGATGATGGTACAGCTCCTACGGCTTCTATAGGTATGCCTTTGGCAGTCGGTGTACCTTTGCAATATGACGGCGACCTCAGTAAAATTCGATTTATTCAACAAGCCGCTACTGGAATAATTAACGTTAGTTATTATTCATAGTTGGTGTAAGATAAACCACTGTACCGGCCCAGTAGACCGGGGTTCCAATGGAACATGAAATGACTGAAGAAGTCCAACAACCCTTAGCGGAAGTAGACTCCGCGCCCGCAACAGAAGTGACGGCCACTCCTGAAGCAAATGTAAATGCGCCGGAAGTCGCTGAAGAAGCAAAAGAGCCTTTACGGGTTTTTACCCAAGAAGAACTTGATGCAGCAATCGGCAAAAGGCTTGCAAGAGAACAACGTAAGTGGGAAAGAGAGCAGACTCAACGTCAAGCGGAAGCCCAAACGCTGAGAGCGCCAGCAACGATCCCGCCAGTCGATCAGTTCGACAGCCCTGAAGACTATGCAGACGCATTGGCCTATCAGAAAGCTGAACAACTGTTAGCCCAGCGAGAACAAGCAAGGCAGCAATCTGCAATTCTTGAGTCTTATCACGAACGCGAAGAAGAAGCTCGGAACAAGTACGACGACTTTGAACAAGTTGCTTACAACCCAAAACTTCCAATCACTGACGTGATGGCTGAGTCAATCCGAGCCTCGGACATAGGCCCTGAAGTAGCTTACTACCTCGGTGCCAACCCCAAGGAAGCGGAACGAATCTCTCGTCTTGCGCCTATCGTGCAGGCTAAAGAAATTGGGAGAATTGAGGCCAAGATGGCCAATGATCCTCCCGTGAAACGAACCACGTCTGCGCCAGCACCGATTTCGCCCGTCACTGCTCGCTCCTCTGGGGGCCCAGCCTATGACACTACTGATCCACGGTCTACCAAGACCATGACGGATTCGCAGTGGATTGAAGCTGAAAGAGCAAGGCAGATGAAAAAGTGGCAAGCGCAAGCCAACCGCTAAACAATTTTTGAAGGATTTTTTCCATGTCTAATAGTATCTTAACGATCGACATGATCACCCGCAAAGCTCTCGAGATTCTCGAGAACAACCTGGTGCTCACCCGTAACGTGAACCGTCAGTACGACGACAGCTTTGCTGTTGAAGGTGCCAAGATTGGTTCTACACTGCGTATCCGTTTACCCGACCGCGCTTTGGTAACTGACGGTGCCGCCCTGCAAGTTCAGGACGACAACGAACAGCACACCACTTTGACTGTTGCTTCACAAAAGCACATTGGTGTCAACTTCACATCTGCTGAATTGACCATGCAATTGGACGATTTTGCAGAACGTGTTCTGAAGCCTCGTATTAGCCAGTTGGCATCTTCTATTGATGCTGACGTTGCCAATGCGTACAAAACCATTGGTAACACCGTTGGCACCCCAGGCACCACTCCTTCTACTTCTTTGGTCTTGTTGCAAGCCCAACAGAAGCTGAACGAAAACGCTGCCGTGATGTCACCACGTTACGCTACCGTCAACCCAGCCGCCAACGCTGGTTTGGTTGAAGGCATGAAAGGTTTGTTCAACCCCACCGACACCATCAGCAAGCAGTTCAAGAACGGCATGATGGGCACTGGCGTGTTGGGCTTTGACGAGATCAACATGTCTCAGTCAATCAAGCAACACACCACTGGTTCACGTGATGCTTCCGCATCCACCACAACCAGCGCTGCTGTGACAACTGAAGGCGCTGCCACTTTGACTCTGGCTCAAGGCTCTGTGACCACTACTATCGCCGCTGGCGACGTGTTCACTATTGCTGACTGCTTTGCTGTCAACCCACAGACCCGTGAAACCACTGGTGCTTTGTTCCAGTTTGTAGCTTTGGCTACCGCCACTGCTGTTGCTGGTACTTGGACTGTGACTGTTGCGCCTATGTATTCGGCCAACCACGCATTGGCCACCATGAATGTTTTGCCTGCTACTAGCAAGGCCGTGACATTCGTTGGTGCTGCCTCTACTGCTTATGCTCAGAACTTGGTTTACCACAAAGATGCGATCACATTTGCGACCGCCGATTTGTTGCTGCCCCAAGGCGTTGATATGGCTGCTCGCGCAGTTCATAACGGTATCAGCTTGCGCGTTGTTCGTCAGTACGACATCAACAACGACCGTATGCCTTGCCGTATTGACGTACTGTATGGCTTCAGCACTATTCGTCCACAGATGGCTTGTCGCATCTGGGGTTGATCAAAAACTTTTTTGAAGGAAAATTATCATGGCATTACCTAACGGCGCAGGCGGTTACCAACTTGGTGACGGCAATTTAACTGAAGCAGTGATGGGCGTTCAGACCATCCCTGCTACATTGACTGGTGACACCACATTGACTGCGGCTCAAGTTGCAGTTGGTTTGGTTGTTTGTAAAAAAGCATCGGACGCTACATTGACAGTGACTCTGCCTACAGCAGCGTTGCTTGATGCAGCAGTTCCAAGCGCAAAAATTGGCTCGTCTTTTGACTTGACAATTTGCAACGACAACAACACTGGTTCATCCTCTACCGTCCCTGTCACCACAGGCACTGGTATTACTGTTGTTGGTTCAGTCACTGTCCCACGTTTTGGTGCTCACACATACCGTTTCGTGAAGACTGGCGACGCAACCTACTCGGCATTTTTGATGTAATTAATGGGGGCTTCGGCCCCCGTTTTTTTCCCTTTTGGAACTGATAAAGGAATTTAATCATGGCAAATAACAAACCTATTGGCGTTGCATACGCCGATCCCCAACTGGATTCGTTCCAAGTTGGTTCAAGTAACGATCCAATTGCGATCACTTCTGCTGGTGTCCTCAACGGCGCGTATGCAGTTACTTCAGCAACGTCGGGCGATACTCGTCTCAACTTCAACCGGCTAACCTTTACTTCGACTGGCTCTGGTGAAACGGCTCGTTTCTTGACCCGCGTAACTGGCGCTAACGGCGCTACAGGCGGCACCATTAACGGCGCACACATCAGCACGTCGGTCAACACTGGCGGCACCATCAGCGGTGCGGCCAACGCCATTCGTGCAACCATTGGTGGCACGTCTACCAACCCAGGCGGCACCTTGGCGGCCTTGCAACTGGACTCTGATTTTGCATC